CTCTAGCTTCCCAAGCAGCGGCATAATTGCTATAAGCTTCGTTATTTTGGCTTGATGCGTATCTGATCTCATCTCCAGATACTTTCATCATGTACCAGTAACCATCAAAACTTTCATTACCTGTGTAAGTTACTAAAGCCCCAATTTCTTTATCTGCGATGAAGTAATCTGGGTGGGTAATAATTCTACCTTTAGAATCAACTAAGGCTCTCCCAGGCTTACCATCTCTCTCTCTAAATCCATTACTATTTCCACCACTACCTCCTCCACCTATACTAACCACCATATCTGCTATTTCCTTAGCAACAGCTTTACTTAGTTTATCATAGTCAAAATCATCTGCTACTGGGATTAAAGAAGCTAGTTTTTCATAGTCAATCTCTTGCTGTGTAACGCTTACATTAGCTGGTGGTACTATGACCTTATCAGCCTTTGCAGCTTGGACTTTAATAGTAGGATCCAGCTTTAGACCACCAATGGCTGTTTTGACCTGTTTAAGAAGCTCTCCGAGTGCTTTAATCTCTTTGGTTGGTTGATTAGACACTCTAATGTTCTTAGGTGCTTCTACAGACTTCGGGAAGTTAGAGACCTCCATTTTCGTTGGATAAGGAAGTTGCTTCTTAGCACTGGGAAAATTACTAATCTCCATCTTAGTGGGTAATTTGAAGCTCTTTAGCCACTTTAATACAGATTTTTGTACTATCGTTGACTTTTTGAGCTCTTTTTCGACTCTCTTTTGGTTAGATATACTAACAACTCCGTTAACCTTCTGGATTTTAGGAAAATTGACAATTTTAGTTGGAAACGTGTGCTTCATCAAAGCACGAGAAGAGCCAATAACAGAGTTTGTTACAGTATCTTGGATGTTTTTGACGATTTGTTGTACTAATTTGAACTCCATTTGTCTCCTAGATTATACTTCCAAGGTTGTAGCCTTGACCTGGCGTTCCTTGTTGGTCTGCTCCAACTGGATTGAATCCTCCTCCTATGGCACCTTGTACTCCACCTGCCCCTGGAGCAGTAGGTAATTGTGGTTGCATCATCATACTAAGTTCTTTTTTAGCCTGGATATGCTGACTATGTTTTTTAACATATTGCTCAAGAACCTTTAATACTTCTTCTGGCAATCTCTCTACATCACCAAAGTAGACATTGGCGTTAACGATTAAGTCTTCATGTTGATCTCTAATCTTAATCTCAGGTAATTGACCTCTTTCAAGCATAGCAATGTCTTTTTCAGACTTCTCATCTATGGAAGTTATTACATTCTCTACATTTTCCATTTCTGGAGTGGCATCAATAAGAGCCTCTACAACTGGAGTAATGTTGATTTGGACATCCCCTTGTGAAGAAGTCTCAATACCTTGCAAGACTGTAGCTGTATTTTGTAATGAAGCCTGTCTTGAGGCTGGAGTCTGTTTCTGGATCTTTTCAGCGTTAACTGTAACTGTGAAGTTAGCTCCAACTCTAGCTGGATCAATAGTAATTAGATCTTTTACACCTCTTTTGCCTGTAACTGAGAAAGATTGTTCTTCTGTTACATATTGAGCATTAAGTTCTATAAAGTGTTCACCAAGTTTTTTAAGTACCTGTTCACCAAAGAGATCAATAATCATCTTCATATTAGTGTCGATGTTAGCATCAATGATCTGAGCACCTCTAGCTGTTTGATTAATTGATTGACTAGCAGAAGCTCCAACACCAGATGAATAAAGTGAACCAATCCCACCAGCTTTCTCAAACTTCTGGTTTAGATTCTCAGCCATACCGATTGCAGCTCTAGTATTATCTTGTGTTCTAATTTGTTGAATTTGATTAGCATCACCCATAACACGAATAACTCCATCAGGTCTCTTTCTAAATTGCCAGTCAGGAGTCTGTGAAGCAGCACTACCAGCTACCCACATGTCAGAGTTAACCTGACGAATATTAGTCATTGTCTGGTTTAAAATCTCTGTAGAAGCAATTTGTAGATCACCTACAACATCTACTAAGGCTAAGTTGAAGTATTCATCATCTTCTGGAAATGGAGAAAACTCAATAAATGGATAGTGTCCATGCCAATAAGGTGAAGTAGTATCGGTATTAATAATCTCTTCTTCTTTTTTATCTGATCCAGAAATACCTTCTTCTTTAGGCATGTAATAAATTTCACCATCGTTGGTGTGCATGCAAATCATAGGAACTGAGGCTTGTCTGAAAGTCCACTCATCCTCTGAGTCATAGTCAGTAGCTTTTTCATGCTCATATTCAAGAAGTTTAGCTTCAACTCCATTCTTTTTAAGAGTTTTTAAGAACTTCTCACTCCAATATGGTTTTTCACCTTTATTTTCAAGGGATTCATTCTCATCAAGCATTTCACCAACATTTTTGTCTAATAACTCAATTAAATATGGTTGTTCATAAATAGATGGGATATTTCTATTAGCTGGAATGATGTTATTAAAACGAACAAATTTAGCATCTGCTCTATTAACAATATCTCTGAGTATTTTTCTTCTAGTTTCTTTTTCCTCTACTTCCTTTTCATCATTTAAGTCAGTAGCACCATTAGCTTCTTTAACTTCAACAGATTTGACTTCTTTGATTTCAATAGCTTTTTCATACTTCCAACCAGTTTTACAGTAACCCTTACCAGCTAAGTAAGCTGAGTAATACATTCTATAAAAGAGGGTAGTGGTCATCAATTCACCAACTTCCCAATTAACAAACTGTTGGTTAACTTCTCTAACTTCAAGATCAGATGGTCTACGAATATCTAATCTAATAGCACTCATTGTAGGATTTGATCTAGATAAATAGTTACGAACTAGAGGGAAAACTTGTGGATCTACTAAGGAATAATCCCAGTCATAGTTATCATCGACATTTAAAATACCTTTATAAAGATTTTTATTAACCTCTACTTTATCAAAAGCATCCTGACAAAGATCTTTAGCCTTTTTGTATCTTCTCCTAATAACATCGGATTTATTCGTTTCTTTTGCTTTATTCATATATCTCCAATACTAGAGTTTATTTAGTCTCTTTGTGACTCTTATACCTACCACTATATCCTGCCACAAACAAAGATGATTTGAGTCGTACATTATCTAATATCCTCATATATTGTCTGCGACTAAGATTTACTACTTTAGCAAATGACCCATGATCTATCTGGTAGCCATCATTTCTAAGTAGTTGAAAAATGAAAATAAGCTTCTCACGGGGTTCAAGATTACATAAAATTTGAACTATCATTTCCTCATACTGCATATTATTTTGCAGTCTTTTTTTCTCTAAACCATTATCACCAGGATCATACGCTAATGTACCCTCTTCCATATCTTCTTGGAGTTCAGAGAAGTTTACAGAAATAGGAACAAAGTCCCCAAGACCCCTATGTAGTTTCAATCTTTTTTTTCCCATTAGTTTTTTTCTTAACCAACTTTCCATTGATTACTTTATAAGGAGCAATAAAGCTACGATGTGTATTAGCTTTTTGTTCTAGTGTTAGATGATTACGAGACTTTATATTTTGCCTGTAATGAAGCAAAGTATTTGCTCTAGTAAACGTGTAACCATTAAACTTAGCTCTAACCCAAAAATCCCAATCTTCATAGATAGGTAATTCTCTAAAACCACCAAGTTTTTCATAAACATCTCTGTGCATCATTGAAGTAACTACCAGTCCACACTTCTTTCCAGTAATGTACTTAGCTGTTATCTCTCGAGGTGAATCAACTAATTTAGGTCGCTCTATTGCTCCAAACTTGAGTACATTAGGATAAGCAATATCGCAATTAGCAATCACACGCCCACATTGCTCAATAAAATCAGGTGCTAATTTATCATCAGCATCCAAGAATAAGAGTAACTTTCCACTAGACATTTTTACACCAATATCTCTAGCTTTAGCTACACCGACATTACTAGGTAACATAATAGAAGTAGCCAAAGCATGAGCCCTAGGATCTTTCGAGCAATCATCAACCAAAATAACCTCCTTCGGAGATATAGTCTGTGCCTTGATTGAATCCATACACTCAATAATTTGTTCTGGTGGTTTGTCATAACTTGTTACAATAATCGATAAATCAGCTCTCATTTTTCCCTTTAATTTTATCTACTACTTTGGCAACAGTATTCTTTTTACCGCCACCATATTTTCTAACAGTTGATTCATTTGTTGAACGAACTAATTTGTATATCACAGCCAGAGTATCTATGATAACCTCAAGAGTTATCTCTATTTCTAATTGTTTAGCCTCTATAGCTCTGATAGAGTCTTTTGATCTGGGATCCATCATCTTCTCCTTTGTTTTATACTATTACGACTTGTTAATCTTCTACCTATTTTATTAGCCCAACTTGGTTCTTCTTTCTGCATTTCTTTAAAGGTTGAAAGGTTAAGAAAAAAATATTCCATAGCTGTACTGGGATGTGAGGTGAAATCATGGATAGGTTTAATAATAGGAGTTGTTGCCTGTGAGTTTTCTGCTCTCTCTGGGTATCTGTACATCTTGAAACACTCTAAAATGTAATCAGTACGATGATTAGCGTTTACTTCTATTCCTTTAGCTAAATAGCCTTTAGTAATATCTCTACGAGTTAAGAAATCATTTTTACCAATAGACTGAACATGAACGCCAATCTTAGCTAGTTCCTCAAGAGTAGATGAAGATTTAATAAAAGATTTCTTTCTAACGTCAGCATCACCAAAATGAATAGCTGGAGGTAAAGAACTAATATCATTAATAGCTTTCAAATCATCATCACTGTAAATAAACTTAGAATCTAGTGGTTTACCAAATAGAGGGAAGTAAAACTGAATAATTTGACCTTCATTAATATAACCATCAATAAGTCTAGCTTTACCGTTAGCTGGGTTAATTTGCCAAAATAAGAAGGCAGTTCCATCAAGTCCATAGTCACCAGAACAATAAAGTGTCTCTCCAACAATGAATGGGAAATCTCCATAAACAGCATTTTCAATCTCTGAATAAACTCTACCAGCAATAGATAACTCCCAGTTAATCATAATTTCACGATTGAAATCTTCAACTGAACGCCTCTCTCTTTCTCCTTGAAGCCAATCTTTTGTTTTACGAGGATCAAGCGTATAAGGCAGAGTAATAATTTTAATCTTCTCCCCATCTTTACCGAAACGTAATCTTTTAGCTTTTCCAGGTCTAATACCAGGCGTAGTCAAAACAATACGGCAATTAGTAGTATCAGCAGTAGATCCCCAAGCTGCAGTATCATTATCCCAAAAACCAAACTCATCTAAGAGAATAGCCCTCTGTCTTCCTCCACGACTAAAATTTTGGTTGCTAGATTCACCAGATATAGAATTACCGTTCTCTGGATTAATCAAAGACATGTAGTTAAAATGCTTATCTCTTCTAAATCCAGCTGGCATGATAAACTCTGGAATCCTAGTAAGCATGTAGTCAATCTTTCCAAACAGAGATTCTTCTTTATTGCCGACAATACCACCCCTTCTGTTATCAACATAATCCTCTTTACGAGAACCTATAAGGAAATTAGAGGCTGGATAAAAAAGCCAAAGCCAAATAAAAACTCCTAAAGTAGTATAAGTAGCACCCATTTCACGACACTTCTCAAAGAAAATATCTTCACCACCATTTATGGCTGCAATTAGCTCTCTAATCATTCTTTTCTGGAATGGAAATGGAACAAATCTAAAATGAAATGGCTCTTTTTTGGGGTTGAAAGTGTATAGAAATGTCTCAAAGAAGTACACTGGATCTTCCGATGCCTTCTTTTTCATCTCCAAGAATGTTGCCTCTAATTCTTTTTGTTCTTTAGAGGTGATTCTTTGTGACAGACTCATATGTCAAATATAACACACGGCTCATAAAAATTACAATATTGTCCTGTACCTCGCTTCAAGATTAGCTACGGAAAAATTATCTAAACCAAGTTTATAAGCAATTTTACTACTAGGAAATTTTACAGCCCATTCATCTATTTTTTTAGCAAGAGAATAAGAATAAGCTGAATAAGTATTTATACTCATTCTAATTTGAACACTTGCTTTCTTTCTAACTGGAACTAACCATTCTTTAGGAAGTAACTTATTGTTAGGAGAAATATCAGTCATCATTACTGGCATCCCAGACATCAAAGCTTCATTGGTAGT